TCATGAGCAGGCCTCGGGTGTGTCGATGATGACGCGACTTTCAGCGGAGATCGCAAACAGTTGGCCGTTGGCGTCGAATGAAAGTGTGCGCAGATACGCATAAAGTTTTGGCGTTTCTGCAGCGCTGTCATAACGCGAGCCGGTTTGAAGTGTGACATTCACGCCGCGCGTTGTGGTCTGGTTGGTGATGGACCAACTGGCGGTGTCTGCCGCGTCAACATGTTCACCTGAATAAGCCATCGACGCTGCTGAGCCGTGGTTGCCAGTGCCAAGGTCAAAGGTGAATTTGGTTTGGCCATCACTACCAACCGTCGTGTTGAGCTTGACGATGGTGTTGGCTGGCACGCTGGCTCTGCCGTTGATTTCATAAGCGGCGTTGGCGCTGGTGGTCCCGCTTTGGCCGCCTTCGCGTAAGACAAAATCGCCGGCAGCGTCAGGCAGCATTTCACTCCACGCATGCGCAGTACCGCTGGTTGAAGTGATCTTCGCAAAAATAGTTTCACTCGTTGAAGCGATGGGCTGTTCAAGCCCGGCCAGTGAAATCGCCACACCGCCAGCAGTGCGCGTGACCGCCACGCCGGGGCCGCCCGTAATCGTGCCCAGCGCATTGGCGTGATCCACCACTTGGTTAATGTAAAACCGATGAAGCTGCTGGCCCTTGCGCCAAGGCAGCAACGGCGAAGCGTGATTGTTTTTTGGCATATTTAAAGCTCCAACCCATCAAAATCAACATCGTCATAAATCACCGCAGTACTGGCCGTTGCATCCGGGTGAGGCTTGCCACTGGCCGGGTCGATATACACCACCAAAGGCTGCCAGCTGTCAGCGTTATATTGAAAGTCGTAGCTCACTTCGTAAGTCGCCCCACCATCATTACTGCGCCCACTAATCGCCGTGCAAAGCCATGTGCCCGCGCCACTTGTTTGAAAGGTCGAGTCATTCACCTTGCCCACATACGTCCTGGCTTTGCTGGCAGGGCTGGTGCTTTCAAGGCGATTAAAACGCAGCGTGGTTTGAGGCGAAAGTTTGACGGCCTGTGCAATCTGCGATGGCGCATCCTCACCCTCACCCAGCGTGACAAGCAACGGCTCGCCGCTTGCATCTTCATACGTCACACGCTGAACCAGCGACGCCCCTACCTCCACAACCGCCGGCCGATTCAAACCCGTCAAGTGATGCGCATTGTTCGTGCCATAGGTAATCTGCACAATCGCAGCCGTTGGCCCAGCGGGTGTGGCGTCCAACGACCACACAAATAAATCATCAATTTCAGGATGGGCTGTGTGAAGATCGGGAATGCCATTGGCCCCAATCGCCTGCGCCATGCGTTGGTGGTAATCGCCGGTGAGTCCGGTGACGTAGGCCGTGCGCTGCACGCGCCACCCGTTGACCGTTTGGCGCGTCGTCGCACCATCAGGCTGATCAAGCTGCACTTTAATGGCCATGTGTTGTTCCCCGTGAAAATGGTTTTGATGGGTGAATGCTTTGGTAAAAAGTCTGTGGACAGCTGGCTGCGTTAACAGCCTCAGCGCACTTGCATGTACAGCCGAAGCGTTGCCCACATGTCGTGACTGATCTGGCTCTGCGTGGCCAGCGTGTAGCTGTAATTGCCAAGCGATTCCGACGTGACCGCAGCGTTCTGTCTGCCTGCTTGATACGCCTGGGCAACCATCTGCGTGGCGGTGAGTTGTAAATCAGCAGGGATGGTTTCGTAACCCGCGCGGTAGTCCACCACCACCCTGCCCAGCCGTTGCCAGAGTTGAAGTTGGCCGAGGCGCGTGTCCATGTCCCACCAGTTGAGTGACTGGTTTGGTTGCATGAGCGAGATGGTTTGTGACAACGCATCGCGCGAACCCATTTCGTGGAGTTGGCTGGTTAATGCCAGACTGGTGACCACCGCCGACCAGTCTTCGATGTTTTCAATTGCCTGGGCAAGCGACGTGGTGGTGGCATAGGTTGCTAGCGAAAGGTTGGTGATAGTTTGCTCGCCGTCGGCAGCGGTGCTGGTTAAACAAAGATTGCCATTGACGCCGGTGTGATCAAACGTCACACACACATTGGCCGCCAGTGCGCCGCTGGCGCTGTAGCTGACGCGTAGTGTTTCGCTGGCACCGGTGAGCAGGCGATTCACCGACAGCACCGGATAATGATTCAGCGTGATACGTCCATCATGTGGTGTGTTGTGACGCTCAACCCACCGCCTTGCTTTGAACTGGCGCGAGCAGATGCGTTCAATGCGTGCAGACATCTGATTCACCAGCGCCGCCAGCAGCGATGTCTGCTCACTAGTTAGATCATCAAGGCGAAGATACGCTGTGACATCTTCAACTGTGGTCAGTGCCATTTCATCGACTTCAACACTGCTTTCTGGTTCTTCGTCGACGGCCTGGCCGTTCCAGTAAAGCGAACGCGTGCTTAAAAGCAGGTCGTCATCCAACGGCGTTTCGCCAGCGCGTTGGTAATACAGCACGCGATATTTACCAGCAGCAATCGCCGGGTCAGGCGTCGGGAAATCACCTTGGTACACATCGCCCCCGCGCGAAGACAGCGCCAGGGCATAGCTGGCAAGGTCGTCGGTATCCCATGAAACAAAGGCGCTGCCGTTCCATACATCAGCATCGCTGCTGCGTCTTAAGATGACATAAAGATTCGCTTCGCCTTGAAAGCTCAATTCAAATTCGCTGGCCATGATGAACTCCGTGACAAGTGGGTTGCAAAGGATTGCAGTGGTTGTTTTGTAATCGTGTGAGGACAAAACCTCGCCGCGCCGTTTAAAGCGCGACGAAGAAAATGAAATGTTGGAAGAAGTCAGACGCCAAGTTAGTTAGTCAGAGCGTGATTCAGTCAAGCCGCGATTTAGTTAACGACCTGGCTCACGCTGGCTGCGTTGTGATCGCTGGCCGGTTCGTAACGGCCGTCGGCTGCAAGCACACTCCCTGCCACCAGACACGTAGAACTGCTCACGGTGATGCGCAGCGCCACATAAGGCTTAAGGGTGTCCACACCCGCCACATCAAAATTGAGCATCACGTCTTTGTTGTCACCAGCCGCGGCAGCCAGTGCATCGGCAGTGCTCATCACCTCAGCATTGGCCCCGCTGTCGTCGCTGGCTTTGACCAGACTAACCGTGACATCGCCGGTGCTGTTTTCACCCAACTGGGCGATGGCAATGAGCCTGCCGAACTTGCCCAGCACAGAAGGCGCGACATACGCCGAGGTAACAGAAGTGGCATTGATGGACTGCGGAGCGATGCGCGAAACAAGCGCCAGCCGCTCACTGATTTTGCTTTGAATCATGATGGTTTCCTTGATTGAGAAAGATGAAATTCAAACGGATAATGGAACAAATGAATATGAGTGGTCACCCAACTCAGCGAGCTTCGAGTGTGACAAACGGACTGGTGGACAAGCTGCTGTTGGCTGAAGCGATGGGCTGGCTCAACCATGGCTGGCCTGCCACGCGGAAGGTGAAACGAAACGCGGTGATGTCATGGTCAAACCACAGGTGAATGGAAGAGGCCGTCTGAATACCGCTGGTTTTGGTCAGGGTGATGTATTCATTGAGATTCACGAAGTAGATATCGCCCTTGTCGCCTGCTTGCTGGCAATGCTGGCTCAGCAAAATCGGCCGACCCAGCAGCGTGCCCAGTGGCGCTTCGTTGTTACCGGTTGGCGGCAGGTAGATCGGCTGATCGCCCAGCGTCAGCGTGACAATCTGTGGCAGCACATCCTGGCTGATGAGCCACGCGGCCTGTCGCATGCTCGAAGCAGGCATGCGTGCGTACATCTTGGCGATATTTTGTGCCACAATCGTGTCAGCAGTTTGGCTGACTTCCTTGTCCACGGTCACCAGTGCGTTGGCGTTGAAAATGCCAAGCGGCTTGCCCACACCGTCGCCGTTAATGATGGCGTCGTCGGCCTTGTAACGAATGGCCTTACCCGCTTCGCGTGTAACAAAGGCATCCAGCGCACGAGCATCTTCCACCAGCTCGTCACTCGCAGGCACAAGCGCGGCCAATTTGTGCAGTCGCAAATTCTGATACTTGAACTGCGGCCGACTCTGGGTAATGGCATTGCCTTCCTCCACCCAATATGCCTGCACGCCGCTTGCACCCCACGGCGTCGATTCACTCACAGGCAAGCTCAGCGAATTCCGACTGGTGGGAATCTGGTTCGTGCGCGACAGCAGCGAATCCTGCGCAAAAACAATGTCCCACAGGCGATCCGAAAATTCATCAGGCACGAGATAGCCGCCGCTGCCGCCCGCGCCTTCGTTGGCAAAAGTAGAAGGCGATTTACTGACGAGTCGTGTGTCAGTCTGCCCGCCTTGCTGCGTGGCTTTGTGAACCGCCAGCGCGAAGTCGCCCAACGAATGAAAACCACTGGCCGTCTCACCCGAAGCATGGGAAGAGAATGGGCTACCACCACGTACACCGCCATGGCTGCGACCAGCGGTTTTGCTGTACTTGCCCATGGCACGCTGAACCATCTGGCTCACCTGCTGCTGGGTGACATTGTTTGGTTCGTCAGACGCGCCATTGTTACCAGGCGTCTCTAGGCAGAGCGTTTCGATGTCCAGCTCGCAGCCCTGGTCATCGACAATGGCAGTGTCTTGTGAAAACGCTTTGATGCCTGCCGTAAGCGCAGCGCCTTGGCCATGTTTGGCGATAAGAAGTGGCAGCATCTGACGCTTGAAAACTTCCAGACTGATTGTTGCATTATGTGACATGCAATAATTCCTTGAATTAAAAATGGATAAAACAGACGAATAGACACAACCGACACGCGCCACAGGCACAGCCAAACCCTGCCGGCTCACTGCGTGGGCAGTCTCCGGCTCAGAGCGACAGACCTGACGTTGATGAATCTCTCTCTGAAATTTTTTCGGTGGGACGGGCGTCTCGCCCGTCATCGGCCTGCAAGACTGACAATCGCTTAATGCGACGGGCGAGACGCCCGTCCCACCAAAAAAACGAGTATGAAACAACTCAGGCGTAAAGCTGTCCGTGCATTTTTTGCACTGCGTCATGTACCACCGCCGAAACATTTACCTTGGCTTTTGGCGGCTCACTCACAAGCACGACCACATGTTTACGTCGGGTGGGCAATGGCGATGGCTGCATGTCGGCCGCTGGTTCTGTTGGCAGCGTGACATCTGGAAACACTTCGTGAATCTGCTGCGCACTGAGCTTGCCTTTACTCACCGCCAGTGCCAGCGCCTCGGGATTCGCGGGCATGGGGGCCACGCTGTATTCCAGCAGTTTCCATTTGGTGTAGATGTAACGCGCGGCCGGCCCAAAGGTTTCACGATCAAGCTTCGTGGGTCGCCTGCCTTCAATAGGCACAAAGCCCACGCTGAAACCTTTGATGACACCTTGTTGAAACAACGCCAGCACGGTGTCAGGAAACCAGCTGCCTTGGTGGCCATCCGGCCGAGCAGCAAAAATGGTTTTGGCTTCAAGCCTGTCACGATGACGGGTGATGGCCGTGCATTTACCAAGTGGCTGGGTGTAGTCATGGTTGAAAAAAACCGTGGGCGATTTGAAAAACGCCGTGGCGTCACACCCTTGGCTCAAGAGCACTTCGCCATCACGATCAACCGTCGCAGTGCTGATGTGCGCCAGCACGGCCCGCTCGTTATCGCTCACAGAAAGATCAACCGAAAATTGTTTACGCAAGGTGGTGGTCATCAGGTGCCCCGGAAAATGGTTAGTGTTGTACGTGAGTCTGTTGGACGTCAAAATGCCCACGTATTATCTGGGTGCCACACTGCAGCCCGAAGGGTGCGGTGTGCGAACTGGCCGATAGACGCTCAATCACACCGCACCCTTCGGGCTGCAGTGTGGCACCCGTAAAGGAATTTTTGATGGTCGTAATGTCCTGCGTAATACGACGTACGCGCTTTACGCTTTGAGTTCATCGCCGCCGGTGATGGGTGGCAGGCCTTCTTCAGCGCGTGCTTCGTTGCGCGTCATGATGCCAGCTCGCACATATTCAACACGTCGTTGCATGGCTTGCTTTCGGTCTTCTGGCACAGGGTTGTCATACGCCAGAAACGCGTCGTCTTGGATGCCAAACATTGGCAGATACGCTTCGTTGAGCTTCTCTTCATCAAGACGGCAGTAAGGGAGAATGGTGTCGCGCATCCAGGCAGTGTCGGCCGTCTGGGCACCGGCACGGTTTGGGTCATTGGCAAGCAGCTTGCTGATGGGCACGCCAAAGCACGCCGCGATTTCTTCAAGCACGCGCTTCTCGTCGCCTACAGCATCGTTGGGAAAGTTAAGGGGTGTGGCCTGCACGTCGCCTGAAATCGTGATGAACTTGCCACTTTGTCTCACACCACGCAGCTTGGCGTCCACCTGCTTTTCAAAACGATCCAGCGCATCATTGGTGGCACCTTGTTTGACCACCAATAAAAAGTCCGGCCGCGCGTGGTTGGCAAACTTTGCTACATCCATCTGTCGTTTGGCATCATGCAATCCCAACGCCGACCAACACGCTTCCACACAGCCTCGGCCATACCAGGGGTTGTTCAGGTTCGGAAGCTTCCAATGAATGACTTGCTGGGGCCGATAGCTTTGTTTGTCCAGCGCCCTGCTGCCATATTGATACGCCTCTATGAAACGATCACGCCCCGGCACAATGTTCACCCACTGGCTGGGCATGACCAACAGCTCACAAGGCACGTTCAGCAGCGGGTGCATGACGGGATGAAGATACGCATTGCCAGTGATCTGCAGATACAAAAGGCGAAGCACCGAAAGCTCAAGGCCGGTGTGGTGAGCTTGACTGCCGGTAAGGGCCGTGAGCGCAGGGTGGGCTTCGGTGACTTCTTCAAACTCACTTCGCCAGTCCGCCACCTTGCGGCTGATGGTGGCGCTGGGACGAATCATGTCGCTGCGATCACCTGCAAGGTATCGATGGCTTTGTCTTGACACCGGCCGTGTGTTGTAAAGTTTTTTGCCCACACGCTTGCGAACATAAAGACGAAGTGGCACCGAGGCGACGGCCTGCGCGTTGAGCATCGCCGCAGCGTAAGACCACGAACCAAACTGCACCACGGCCTGGTTTTGATCAAACGAACCAAGACCGCCCGCACCCATCAAACCACTTTCAAACAAACCCACCGATGAACGAAATGATGAACCTGAGGGTGCATCATCTGTGTGTGAGAATGTTTTTTGCTTGTCCTCTTGAACGACTGCGGATTGTTTTTTTAGCCATGCAAACATGCGTTGGTTCCCGGTAGGTGTGATCTGTTTGGAGTGTGAATTGGCGTGTGCGTTTTTGAAAGCAGCGCTACCCGGTGGCAGTTACACGCACGCCAAGAGGTGCATGTGTTTGAGCATCGAGATGGGCCACCGCGTAGCGCAGTGCATCAAGCCCGTGGTTGTTGGCGTCAATGGGAAGCTCGCGAGCGTGGCGGGTGTCCCACACGTAACTTTCAAACTCCTGCTGCGTGCAATCAGGCAGGCGGGCATCTTGGAGGCGCTGGTCGTGTGAAACAAGGCTGTCGCGCATGAGCATGAGTCGAGGTTTGCCGTCGGCTGCTTTTCGCAAGCGCGATTGCACCAGCTGAATGCCCTGGCTGATGGCTTTGTACGCGGCGAGGGTGTACACACCATGACGTTGCAGCGTGGCGCGATCGCCAGCGGCGTGGTCGGCAGTGGTTACTTCGATGCGCTCGTTACCCGTGAGAGCCACGATGTGTTTGGCGTGGTCTTCGACGAGGCCTTTGGTGGCGTAAATTTCGCGATAAAGAAACAGACGGCCGTCCGGGTCAATTGCCCACCACTGGCAGACAAACGGATTGGAAAATCCAAAGTCGATGGCGCGAATCCGCCGCCAGTTATTGGGAATGTCGAAGCGATCCACCACATGCACTGCAGCGTCCCACTGGTCATACACTGCACCCTGACTGGCAGACCATTGCCCTTGTCGCAGGCGAAGACGGCGGGCGCCGGTGAGTTGGTCGAGCGTTGAAAGATACGTGGCAGTGACTGCCGGGTTGTCTTCGTGGCGAGAGAGCAGCCGCGTCATCTTGCCTTTGAGTGCTCGCAGATTCAGCCAGTGCGAAGGCGCATCGGGGTTGGTGTCGATGATGGCTTGCTGGTATGGCATGCGACCATGACGCAGGCGGGTGAGCAGTGATTCCCAGTCATCTTGTGAAAGCTCACGCCCTTCAAACACGCCGATCATGTCATACTCGGTGGACATGATTCGACTTGAAATATCGATGCCACCCACCACCACTTCTGAGCCGTTGGGGTAGTGATAGGCCGTGCGTGTTGAGCGCGATGGACCTTCAAGCATGGGCGCATGTTCAGGCAGCACGTGCGTTTCAAAAGTCACCAGCACTGATTGCGTCATGGACTGCCTGGTCTTACGCACAAGTAGCGCACGCATGCCTGCATATTTGCTTGCACACAGGTGAATCTTTTCAAGGAGCGCCCGTGTTTTACCAGTGCCTGCCGGGCCTTCGATGAGCACCTCCACATCACGACAGTAAAGTAGCGCACACGCTGCACCCTTGGGTTGGTAAGGCCGATGCGCGGCTGTCATCTTTGATTCATCGTATAGCGTCATCGTCATATCGTTAGCACTCATACTTTTTCAAGATCCAAACCGACGTACGTCTTTAGCGCCTCGCGCCTTGCCATGGCGCTTTTAAGTGACTTGGCAGATTTCATATTCAGCCCGAGCAGGCGACGTCTTGATTCACACAATCGCAGCCAGCGGTCGATGGCGGGCAGCTCGCCTTGTCGTACTTTGGGAATGATCGCGAGCATGGCAATCTCCAGCCGTTGGAGTTCAAGGGATCGTTCGGTTTGAATCGTCAACACACGGCCGCATGCGACTTCGTCGAGTGCTCGTTTGAAATCACGAATGACCTGCGTGCTGCTGACCTTCACGTTGTTGGCGATGGCCTGAAAGTTCAGCCCGGCCTTACGCATTTCCAACACGCGCATGCGTCGTTTGGCTGCAGTAGCCGACGGCTGGTTACCACGCTTGTTGGGTTTATCCTCTTGCTCTGTCGGGCTGGGCGTTGTGGTTTGAGTCATGCAGATTTTCCCCAGCCTTGTCGGCTTGAAATAAATATGACGCGGTGGCTCGTCCCTGCGAACCAATGGCACGACCCAACGTTTTCAAAAACCCACTATGAACCTGGCCATACCTTTGCGTGCGCGTGCGTTGCCAATGCTCGCTGCGATCCAGATGTCGAATCAATGCCGGGTGACTCGTCACAATGCTCACAGGCTTGCCTTGCTCAGATTCAATTTGCGCCACGGCAGCAAGCAACTTTGGGCCGATGCCCATGCCTTGATAATCAGGCAGAACCACCAGTCGATGCACCCGCCTCCGTGGCGTGTTGGCAGACTGATGCATGGTGGCCACAAAACCCACCGGCCGACCTTGCCACAGCGCCACATAACACCGCGCCGCTGCATTGAGTGAACTGCTTAGATAGTGATGACGCGCAAACATTGGCCATGCGTTTTGATGGCATCGGTGCAAGGCCAATTCGATGGCTGGTCGTTGAACCAACCCCCAGTGGACTTGCCCGGTCGCAGTGTCCAGATACCAGTCAGGATTCAGCCAGGGGAGAATGTCGTAGTGACAACTCACCGCAACAAACCGCTTGCACTGCACGCCGGTTGAACTGTTTCGCTTTTTGCGTATCGCTTTGGCAATCGCAGCCGATGCAAAGCGGGCGACTTGTCGGTCCACCACGCTGGTGAATTCATCGACCACCACCAGTTGGCGTTTTAGGAGGAGCGCTCGGGCCAGGTCACAGCGAAACTTTTCGCCGTTACTTAACACACGCCAAGGCCGAAGCCACGCCGGCGGACTCGAAAAACCCACGGCCGCGAGCATCTGCGTAATCGTCGCCCCCGCCAGTGATGGATCAAAACCATCCACCACCGCACGATCCACAGGCCAGTCAAAACCTTCGACCATCGCACCTTTGGCAAGCTCGCCGTCTGCGTATGCTTTACGTGCCAGCACACTTTTGCCCGAACCCGAAGGGCCGACGATGGCACCGATCTGCCAGTTTTTATCGTTGCCTTCCTTGTCATTACAGCCAGGCAGATCAGCTTCAAATGTCAGCACACTTTTTTTGGTGTGAGGCAGATCAAACATGCCATCGACCTGACGCACGCGGAAGCTGTCTGCGATTTTGGTTTCCACTACAGCGTTAATACACGGCATGCATAGCCCTCATCAGTCAATTGTGTATAAATTTGTTTCTGGTCTGCTTCGTCATTGCAGCTGACCAAAAGCTCAAAAACCATTGGCTGATTGACTGCAGCGTTGTCATCTGCCAGACCCGTGGCTTCGTCGATGACTTTTTGAATTTGCGCTTCATCAAAGCCGCAGGCTTCACTTGGTGAAGTGGGGTCAATCTGCAAAGCCGCGAGTTGTTGGGCAAGCGCATCGGTGTGCCACTGCGCCAGCTCTGCGGTTCGGTTGTCGGCGATGGCGTAGGCGGTTGCTTCGTGGCCTTTGAGTGTTGAGCGCAGTGCTGCAATGGTCTGCCAACCCAGTGAAGACGCCGCGGCAGCTGTGCCATGGCCTGCGATGATTTGGTTGTGTTGATTAATGACGATGGGCTTTTGTTGGCCGAAGCGTTTGAGCGAGCTTGCGATGGCTTTGAGGTTACGCCGGCTGTGCTTGCACGCATTGGCCGGGTCTTGTTTCAAGTCACGCAGTGCGATGTGCTCCATCGCCATGTCTTGCTGCCCGGCCTGTTTCGTTGAATTCGTTTTGTTCATCGAGGGTGCCTTTCAATGGTCTGGCGAATCCAGCGGACATCCGTTCGGATTTCCACCAGCTGTGCGTCGCTGGTTTCGCGTGCGTTTTCAAGCTTGCGTAAACGCTGCTCATGTTGGCTGAGATTTTCAATGGTGCTGCGTCGGTCGCCTGCCAGTACAGACACCCATCCGCCGGCACTGATGACAAGGGTGATGGCCAAGAGCACCCATTGCAGTCGAACGCGTATGACATCGCTCATTGTTCCTCCCCTGCCTGGACGATGGTTTTGATTTCATAAATGCGCGATAGCGCATCACCTGCACTACCAGCTGCGTAACTGCCTGGCACACTGTTTTCCAATGGGTCACTGCTGCCCCCGCCGCCCCCACTGCCATCCGCGATAGCTTCGAGCGTGTCGGTTTCGCTGCTCCAACTTGCGCCTTTGATTTGTGTGAACGCTGCAGCCATTTCGCTCTGCGTGGGTGCGTCGTAATCTGCAAGCGCACCATCAAGTTGTGCGTTGATGCCCGCCAAACTCAGCGTGTCAGGCAGACGCGTGAGCAGTGTGGTTACACCTGATGAATCAGCACCTGCATACGTAGAACGTGACGACACTGCTGCATCAAGGCGCGAAAGACCAAGGCCGGCCGCGTCGTGTAAATCACAGGCGATCACTTCATACAGCATGTCCACCGGGTCAGCACCCGAAGCGGTCGCGTGCAATGCCAACGGGCCAAGCGTACTGCTGTCGCTGGCATGCCCCGCCACCTGGTACCAGCCGTTACCAATTTCACTGACGCTGCCTGATGGACTGGCGAATGTTGCGCCGTTCTTACTGAACGTGACTGCAGGCGAAAGGCCTGTCTTGCCTGTGAGGTGGTCGATTGCATCGACCATAAGAAACACGAGATTTTGTGAGGATGAAGATTGCTTGATTAACATGACATCAAACTCCTGTGGCCAGCGCGACCGATGCTCAGTCGCCTGCCGAACAATGAGGACGACGCTGGCTCGCTTGCAATAAAATTTCGATGGGAACCAACAAAACGTAGCATTCGCTGTCGACTCTGCGCCGCGTACAGCTGCCACACTTGCGCGGGCGTCAGCGCATTGGCGTGAATCAATACGCGGCGGATGTCGCCCAGGTAGTTGTAGTAATCAGTTGGGTCAGCATTTTGTGAATTGTTACCAATGGTGAGCGGCTCGCTGTTTCGTCGCAGGGAAATGACGGTTCCGCCACTGCTGTAGGTACGCGAAACTTCTACGCCGTCGATATAAATTCTGCAGCGTGCTGCGCTGTCTTGCGCCGGGGTGTTGTCATACACCACGCTGATGGTGCGCCTGCCGGTGTAGCTTGATGTGGTTTCCCACTGAGCCCAGGCATTAAGGGTGGCGTCGTCATAAACTGCAAAGGTGATTTTTCCCAGACCTGCCCAGACGGCCCAGCATTGAGAAACGTTAAACGAAGCGTCGTGGCCATAGACCCCGGCGAGAATGGCGTTGTCAAAACGGTTGGGTTGGCCTGTGAGGGTGCTTGCTTCAACGGTGACAGAAAACTTCGCGTCGGTGTTACACCAGAGGTCGTTACTTAAGCCGGCGATTTGGAGTTTGTCATTGATGCCATCGAACCGCCATGCTCTGTCGCCGGTGGTTTGACCTGTGAGTGAAGGCGCTGTGCCTGCCGAGTCAAAACCAACCGGCCGCTGGTTGACCAAATCATGCCATGGGCTAAGTGAAGGCCGAGCTAGCAGCACCAGATCGTTAGATAAATGATGTTGACGGTTGAGGCGCTGTGACCCATGGCGCTCTCTTGGCATGGCCGGGCCTGTGTGTCTTGCAAGTTGCACCAT